GTCGTAAATATTGGAAGAAGCGTTCATACGTATTCCAAGGGTTTGTAACTGAAAGCGGTCTTACTGAAGACAGTATCCCAGAAAATCCAATCCGTAGATTTATTATTGGTCCACAGATTTTTCAACTTGTTAAATCTGCACTAATGGATCCAGATATGGAAGAACTACCAACAGATTATACTGCTGGCGTAGACTTTAGAATTGTAAAAACTTCTAAAGGCGGATATGCAGACTATTCTACTTCAAACTGGGCTCGTAGAGAGCGTCCGTTAACTGAAGCAGAAGCAACTGCTATTGATACACACGGTTTGTTTAACTTATCAGACTTCTTACCTAAGAAGCCAACTGATGTTGAACTTAAAGTAATGCAGGAAATGTTCCAAGCATCTGTTGATGGTGAAGCATACGATCCAGAACGTTGGAGTCAATACTTCCGTCCATCAGGTATGGCGGCACGTACTGGCGATCCAGTAGCAACTCCTTCAACTCCGGCTTCAACTCCGGTTACTGAAGCACCAGCGGCACCAGTTGCTGAAACAGTTGCAGAGGCGGCGCCTGCTCCACAAGCGGCACCACAAACTGATAATAAAGCGGAAGATATCTTAGCGATGATCCGTTCGCGACAAAATCAGTAATTGCTTAACGAATAGGGATCTTCGGATCCCTATTCACATTGAAGGAGAAGTTAATGGCTAATAAAGCATTTGACGTTTCCAAGTTTCGTAAAAACTTGACTAAATCTATTACGGGTATGAGTGCAGGATTTAATGATCCTACTGATTGGATTAGTACAGGTAACTATGCACTCAACTATCTTGTAAGTGGAGACTTTAATAAAGGTGTACCACTAGGCAAGGTAACTGTTTTTGCAGGTGAGTCTGGTGCAGGTAAATCATATATTTGTGCAGGTAACATTGTAAAGGCGGCACAGGATCAAGGTATCTTTGTTGTACTAATTGATTCAGAAAACGCACTTGATGAAACATGGTTACAGGCGCTTAATGTTGATACAGGCGAAGATAAACTGCTAAAACTTAATATGTCAATGATTGATGATGTTGCTAAGACAGTATCAACATTTATGGCAGACTACAAAGATATGCCGGAGGAAGATCGTCCTAAGGTATTATTTGTAATTGATTCACTAGGTATGTTGTTAACACCAACAGATGTAGACCAGTTTAATAAAGGTGATATGAAAGGTGATATGGGTAGAAAACCTAAGGCACTTACAGCACTTGTTAGAAACTGTGTTAATATGTTTGGTTCGCACAATGTAGGCTTAGTAGCAACTAACCACACATATGCATCGCAAGATATGTTTGATCCAGATGACAAGATTTCAGGCGGTCAAGGCTTTATCTATGCATCATCTATCGTAGTAGCAATGAAGAAATTGAAACTAAAAGAAGATGAAGATGGTAACAAGATCAGTGATGTAAAAGGTATTAGAGCGGCTTGTAAAGTAATGAAAACAAGATATGCTAAACCTTTTGAAGGCGTACAGGTTAAGATTCCTTATGAAACAGGAATGAACCCATACAGCGGTCTTGTTGATTTATTTGAGAAAAAAGGCATTCTTACAAAGGATGGTAATAGACTTAAATATGTTTCATCAACAGGTGAAGAAACTAAAGAGTATCGCAAAGCGTGGGAAGCCGGTGGCGAATTGCTAGACAAAGTCATGATGGACTATAACGAACCAGGTGATGTGGTAACTACAATGGAAGAAGAAATTCCTGTTGAAGAAGTATTACAACCTGAGGAGTAATTTAGTTTATGGACAGTTCACAAATTATCGATACTTGGAATCTTTTTAAAGAACACATTGATAAGAAACACTTAGAAATTGTTGCAGAACGCTTTGTCGATCTAATGGCAGACTACGGTGTATCAGATGATGCTTTTAAAGATTCTTTGGGTAACTGTGATTATCTTGATCATGCAATCAATTATTATCTTGACATTGATGATGATATGGTTGCTGATGATGACGATTGGGATTAATGAATGTGGTACGGTAAAATCTCAAAAAATATCACAGAGATTCCAAATGCTATTCAATATTTTGAAAACGAACTAGCAGAAGCAAAAAAAGAAGTTCGAGTCTATGGTAACATAGAAAAGGCCGCGGCAGAAATGCCCGGCCTTGTCGAACATCGCTTTAATCAATTACAAGAATTAGAAGCAATTCTCGAATACCTCAATATTGAACTACGTAGACTACGCAGTTCTTTCTTCAAGAAATATTTAGAAAACTATCAACGTTCGTTGTCAAGTCGCGATGTTGAAAAGTATGTTGATGGTGAAGCAGACGTTGTTGATATGGAAAAGATCATTAACGAGTTTGCTCTTATGCGTAACAAATGGTTAGGCATTACTAAAGGATTAGATCAAAAACAGTGGCAACTTACTAACATTGTTAAACTACGTGTTGCAGGTATGGAGGATGCATCAGTATGAACGTATCAGAAGAATATAAGCAACAACTAAAACAAACACACGAAAATAAAAATTGGGGTACTACTAGTAATTTGCCTAAACAAGTAGAACTTGCTATTGCCAAATATAATCCTCAATCTATTTTAGACTTTGGTTGCGGTAAAGGACAAATTGTAAATTTATTAAAAGAAAAATATCCACACATGACTGTCTATGGATATGATCCTGCATTTAACGATCAACTTCCAGACAGTGTAGATATGATTATGAGTACAGATGTATTAGAACACGTAGAACCAGATGCACTAGAAGCAACACTAGATGATTTAAATAAACGTTGTAATATAGTACAATATCATTTAATTGCTTGTTTTAAAGCAAAAAAAGTTTTACCCGACGGACGTAATGCACACTTAATTATTAAAACTCCAGACTGGTGGCAAGAAATCATGTACAATAAATTTAATGTTGTTCACGAAGATATTATTGGCTATGTTAAAAAAGGTAAGAAGGGTATTCCTAAGGCAGTGACAAAATACGAATGCTTACTAGAGAAGAAATAAGACTACAGTTTGAAAACAAAACAGTATGCTTGGTAGGAAATTCTGTAAAACTATTTGACAACAAAAACAACGGATCGTTGATTGACAGTTACGATACTGTTTGTAGATTTAACAAAGGAATTTCAAAACTAGGTGATCCTTGTTACGGCAATCGATTTGATGTTTTGTTTTATGCACATTCTAATGTTGTTCCAATGGCATGGCGAACAAATCCAACACAATTTGGTGAAACATATCTTATTCAAACAAGTATTAAAGGGCGTCAGCCAGAAAGACTTTTTAATAAACACAAAAGTTATATTGTACCGATAACTAATCTCAGAGATAGATTAAAATTAATAAAAGGTCAAGAACCTTCTACAGGTATGGTAGCCATTGACTTTGTTCTATCTTTTAATCCAAAGAAAATAGTATTATTTGGTTTTGATTGGAAAAAGAATCCAACGTTTTATGCAAAACCCATTGACGTTGAACCTCACAACTATCAAAACGAAGAACTCTACATTAACAGCCTTAAAAACATAGAAATCCATTAAGTCAGAAACACTAACAAATTAAGTTTAGTGTATTAAATATCATTGATGAAACAGCAACTGATAAATCATATTTTGGATAAATTTCCTGAAACATATGAACTGCAAAAACAATATCGCAGTCATCCTGACTACAGTTTATTAACATTAGAAAACTTTATTCCTAGAGAATTAGTTGCATTATTGGCAAAAGAACTAGACGATATTCCATTAGAAGACTGTAAGCATTTTACAAGAGCAGGTTCTTGTATGTACGAGTTTAATAACACTGATCGTACTCCAATACAAGATGCAGTTATACACGCATTACATAGTTCAACGTTTATCAAATGGTTACAAGAAGTTACTGATACTGTAGATTTAATTCCTGATCCGCATCTAGTTGGCGCAGGATATATGAAGTCATTTGCAGGAGACAGTTTAAAAATACACACAGACTTTAACTGGAATGAGCAAATTCGTTTGCATCGTATGTTAAGTGTTGTAATATATCTTAATGAATATTGGCAAGAAGAATGGGGTGGTCAGTTACAGTTTTACGATACTAAAAGAAACAAAGTACACACTAAAGTTCCTGTAGGTGCAGGTAACTGTGTAATTTGGAACTATAATAATTTTGCCTTCCATGGGTATCCAGACCCAATGACTTGTCCCGAAGGTGTAAGCAGAAAGGGTATTAGGTTGTTCTATTATGTTAGTAATGCCAAACACGACGACAAACATCCTCCGCACAGAAGTTTGTATTGGTATGATGAAAAAACAGGAACACCTTACGATCAGCCATGGAACAAGTAAGTTTTATATTGCCTCCGTTAAACTACAAAAGTTTAACTTGGACTGAAAAAAATAATATAGAATACGAAGGTCGCTCTAAAGAGTTTGAAGAGCAAAATAAACGTTATCATCTAGCAGGCTTTACAAAAGAAAATACAAAGTACAATCAAAGTTTTAAAGTAGGTGTTGATATAATTGCATTTGCTCAAACATTGTTTGACAGATGTACTATCTCAGTAATGTATCAAATGCCAGGACAAACATTACCAAGTCATGTTGATACATTTTATAAAATTTCAAATGAATACGGAGTTGACCCGCAAGACTGTATTCGTGTAAACATTTTCCTTGAAGATTGGAAATCGGGTCATTATTTTGAAATAAATGAAAAACCAGTCTTGCATTGGAAGCGTGGTGATGCTATAATAATAGAAAAAGATGAACCGCATTTAAGTGGAAATTTTGGCATGAGTCCAAAATACACTATGCAAATTACTGGAGTAAAGAATGAATTTAAGAGGTGCTAAACCTGTATCAGATAACAAAGTAAAAGAGTTTATTGAACGTTTAAACCCTGTTGCTGATCTATATAATCCTAAACTACCAGAAGAATTTAAGTACGAATTTGTAGATTGGATTTTATCAAGCGAATTTAATTTTATTAAAGGCATTGAAGAATTTGCTAGTATTAAACTATGCAACGGAACTGTTCAAGCGTTTGACCATTTTTATTACAAACACAAAGAAAAACGTTTTAGATTCTTTAAAGGCGAGTTTATGTATCATCAGGCTTGTCTTAAAAACGGTAGTCAGTTTGAATGGATTAACGATATACCTTTGCGTGAAGGCGATGCACTAATCCTTAGTGTGCCGTTCAGTGATAGAGGTATTCAACACCCTGCTACGGATATGTTACTACGCAATGCAGAACAGTTTGGTATTCCTGTACTACTAGATTTTGCATACTATCCTTGCACTAAAAACATTAACTTAAACCTTAGCGAATATCCTGCTGTTGAAACAATTACATTTAGTATTAGTAAAGCATTCTATGGTGCAGAGTATCTACGTGTAGGTGTGCGCCTTGAAAGAGAGGACACAGATGACGGTATTGACGTGTTCAATTCTGTAGATATGCATAACCGAATTAGTTTAAGTATAGCAAGTAGTTTGATAAAAACTTTCCCTGTAGATTGGAATTGGAAAACATATGCAGATGTTTACAATGCGGTTTGCGAGGAGAAAAATCTAAGACCCACTGATTGTATTATGTTTGGTTTAGGCGGTGATGAATATAAAGAATTTAATCGCGGTGGAGAAGTAAACAGAGTCTGCATTAGTGATTTAATTGGAGAAAAAATAAATGACAGTAGTAAGTAGTCATAATGATTGGGATCCTTTAGAAGAGGTATTTGTAGGTATTGCGGATCATGCACGTATTCCTACAGTAGATAAATCAACACACTCATTTGGTTTTGCTGATTGCAAATGGGAACACATTAAAGATCTCGAAGGACCTAGTCCGGAGTGGGTAATTGATGAAGCAAACGAAGACTTAGATAATTTTGCTAAAGTATTAACAGACCTAGGTGTTAAAGTAAGACGCCCGGAGTCAATTGATCATTCAAAAGAATTTGGATCGCCTGATTGGAAAACAACAGGTTGGTATACATATTGTCCAAGAGATTTATTATTGCCTTTAGATAATCTTATTATCGATTGTCCAGGTGCTATGAGAGCAAGACAGTATGAAACAACAGCGTACAGAGATTTCTTGTATGAAGCAATGGAAGGCGGAACCGAGTGGATTGCGGCACCACGTCCTCGCTTATTAGATGAGAGTTATCAACTTGAAGACTTGAGTATTCCAACTCTTGTAAACAAAGAGATTGTATTTGATGCACCTAACGTAGTGCGTCTTGGAAAAGACTTATTATATCAAGTAAGTAACAGTGGAACTAAACTAGGCTATGAATGGTTGAAAACTATTGTTGAGCCAAGAGGTTACAAACTGCATCTTGCTGAAGGCTTTTATAGTTATTCACACTTTGACAGTACAGTAATTCCTTTAAAGCCAGGCTTAGTATTGTTCAACGGTGATAGAATTCGTCCAGACTTTTATCCTAAAATCTTTGAGAAATGGGATAAGATTTTCTTCCCAGGAGATAAGGTAATTGACATTGGTACGAATTTGCCAAATGGTGTATCGCCTTGCAGTAAGTACATTGGTTTAAACTTTATGAGTGTAAACGAAAACTTGGTAATCTGTGATGAGAATCAAGAAGAACTACGTAAAGAGTTAGACAAACACGGTATTGAATCAATTGGTTTACCTATGCGTCAAGCACGTACATTGTCAGGTGGCTTCCATTGTGTTACTTTAGATACTAAGCGTAAAGGCACACTGGAAAGTTATTTTGACTAATCGCGGCTACCATATACCACATCTCGAATATATGATCACAACCAGTTGCGATCTGGCTTGTCCAGGTTGCGACCGGTTTATTGATTACGGACATCCATTCGTTGAGTCGTTTGATGAAATTGTCAAAAATATGGAAGAGTGGTTTGTTAGATTAGACCCCGACCATGTTACTATCATCGGTGGTGAACCTCTTATACACCCACGCATCTATGATATTTTAAAAGAAGCAAGAAGGATATTTGATCATGCAACTATTGAAATATATACAAACGGTTTTCTATTACCTAAGAGACCTGATTTACTTAAGACACTAAAAAAGATTGGTCATGCTAAAGTAAGTTGTAGTATACACAATAGAGATCCAGAAGTACGTAAACTAATAGAAAAAAATTTATGGGATGCCTTTTATTCTAAAGGATCGTGGACTTATGCTAACGAAGGACAGTATGTACAAGACAATGTAATGGTAGAAGTTACCGATCCAACAACAGGCGGTTGGTATGACTATAGACGAGTAGTTGACGGCCAATTAAAACCGTGGGATGATAGAAACCCAATTGGAAGTTATGGTAAGTGTGGTGTTGCTACCTATCCTATTATATACAAAAAGAAATTATATAAGTGTCCACCAATTAGTATGTTGCGTACCCATTTAACAAAAACTAAACAACTAAATGATATTGATTGGTCGCCTTATCTACAATACAAAGGACTTGCTGTAGATTGTTCAGCAAACGAGTTAGAAGAATTTGTAGACAATATTTTTAAACCACACAAGATTTGTGCTATGTGTCCTGCTAATCCCGAACTAAAGCCACAAGAAGAAGCCGTAATTAAAAACGTGAAACTATTATGATAACAGTACCTTTAATTACAATGGACAGTAACTCAAGAAGCCTTGGAACGTTTCTTGACAAGTTTAAAGATATTATTAACTTCGAAAGTTACAATCATAAGATACTTGACGGTGCAGAAAAAGTAGTTGTGTTTTTCGAATATGTAGGTGATAACGAATTTACATTTACACAATTTACAAACTTTTTTAAAAGTTATAATATTCCAACACTGCTTGTAATTGACGATAGTTACGAAGGACTAGCAGATAAAAATTTTATTAAATTAGTTGAACAAACTGTAGATAAAAACCCAGCAATAAAAGATTGGGTTATACTAACCAATAATAAAATTCTCGATACAGAAAATAAAATTCATTTTAATGTCCAGTTATTTTTAGATCGCTACGATGGTATTGATGTTAATAAACACATAGGTACTGACTGGAACGGTAATAGTAATTTACGTCGAAAGAAATTTTTATGTTTAAACAGACAAGAAAGATTGCATAGATTAGAAGTAACTAACTTCTTGCTTGAATACGACATTGCTAAACACACGTATCTTAGTTGTCCTCTTGGTAACTATCAATATGTATTAGACGGTACGTTAGAACAACAAGAACATAGAAAGTATCTTGACAAGTCTTTACAAAATGCAAATCTGTCAGAAGAAACTGTACAAAGATTAAAAGCAAACTTGCCTATTAATTTAGATTTAGATGAAACAACATATAAGTCAATGGCAAGAAACTTACCTGACGGTAGCCAATACTATGCTGAAAGTTATTTTAGTATTATTACTGAAGGCGACTTTGATGATGTCCATAGACAAGCATTTACAGAAAAAGTTTTAAAATGCTTTTTATTCAAACACCCTTTTATTGTTGTAGGCTTACAAGATACACTAAAGCAATTAAGGGAATTAGGATTTATAACTTTTAATAGTGTTATTGATGAAAGTTATGACGAATTATCATTTGCACATCAGCGTTTAAAAAACGTAAAAGACGAGTTAATAAAACTTAATAGTTTGAATATTCACGAACTGCGTGATATGTATAACGAACTTAAACCTGTGTTAGATTATAATAGACAACATTACCTAAACTTATTTCAACAAAAGCAACCTGTTGAACTCTTGCACAAAATTAAGAGTTTTGTAAATGATTAATTATAAATTCTTTGTTAGGCAAGTTTAAATGTTTAACATCGTCTATAATACGTTTCTTAGTAGCAACATCTAACGTAGCAATGTCTAACGGTAACGGATAAGTTAATACGTTAATATACCAACGTGCATCTTTAAATCTTGTACAAAAATCACTTAACTTTCCTAATCCCATATAATTGTTTTTGTGCAGTACAGTATTAAATTCTAAAGTGTAAAAATTTGCACCTACCCAGTCGATAAATTTTACAATATCGGCCCATTTGGTTCCGCTTCTTACTTTTTCAGCAAGTTCGCCTATGCCGTCGATACTTAAAATAAATGTTACATTTTTATAGTTGCTAAGTTCTTCAACTACTTCATCACTAGGTATAAAAGTACCATTGGTATTATAAATTACTTCAACTTTATTTTTATGTTTTACTTGATGTAATAAACGCAAGTGTCTATCTGTAATTAACGGCTCGCCGCCTAAAAATAAAATCTTGTCTATTGTGTCTGGAACATTAGTAACACTATCAATTTCCATTAATTTATTTTTGGCTCGACCGTAAATGTCTTGTTCTTTTACAATCCAACTTGTACTAAACTCTGAGTTACACCCGTCACAAGTTAAGTTACATAGATTATCAAAACCTATTTCTAAAAATTTAAGTTCAACTGAATCTGTATCATATTTTTCGTTAAACTCTTGGCGTAGACTTTTATGCTGAATACTTTCTTCGTAATAACATTTTTCACAACCGGATATGCGTTCGCCAGCAAGGCTTTGTTCTCGTAATTCTTTATATGCTTCTGAATGCAATACGTTGGCTACATCACCATCGAATGTATCAATGGAATATTTAAAACGACAACAAGGATAAACTCTGTTACCACTGCGTATATTAGTATGTTTCCAAAATGCACTACACTTCATAATAGGGAATCCATTTGTCATCTAGGTCTTTTTTAAGACATTTAGTTGCTAAATCTAAAAATGGTTTGTAATCCATTTCCGTTTTATCTTCATTACGCATAGGATCAAACACAAATATATTGTTTCTATCTACAATATCTAAATCATCTGTGTGTATGTTTAAGAACACCGGTTTAGTGGTGTCTAAAACGCATTTTAAAGCGTCTACACTGCACAAGACATAGTCAGAGCACTCAAACATATACTCTAGCATTTCAGACCGCTGTACGGGCATCTTAACCAGGTTTACACGGGCATTTAACCACTGTTCTATATGTTGCTCTAGCACACTATCGCCAAGCGGTAGCATTAGTACATAACTAAATTTATTTTGGTTTGATTGTTCAAATAATCTATCAATTTCTTCTTTTGTCATTTTTTAATAATTTCAAAATCAAACACGATAATGTTTAATGCCTTGTCGCTCAAATTAGGAGTTGTACTAATATCTAAATAGCCAGGTAAGAAATAAATTTCACCCTGTGGCATTGGCAAATATGTTTGCCAACTATTATACGGATTCTTATTTTCAACAGGAATACTATTATAGTAATATTCGCTTACTGGATTATCAACAACTAGTCCACCACTGTTTGGATCGCTTGAAACAAAGTACATACCTGTATAAAAACTTCCAGTATTCTTTTTCTTGGTTAAGCAACCACCCGGTAATACACATTGTATCATCGAACGTGTTATAGCAATGTGTTGACCTTGTTTGATATCTAACTTTTTGAAAACATCTTGACAAAATGCTTTTACTTCATCACTTTCACTAATATGTTTGAATAGATTATTAGTTTGAAAGTTATCCTTACTTTGCCAAGTGTTAACGTGCTGAATGTTTGTATTGTTAGACTGTTTTTGATAGTCTTCAACTACTCTATCAAACAATTTAGATACGTCTTCATGCTTGGAGAACGTGGTATGGAATATACTGTTTACAAATAAATTTAATTGGTCCATGGTAAAATTACTTATTTTGCTTTCAAGAACTGTAGACTGTATTTGGCTACAAATGTAAATAGAGTTATGAAAATCGTGCTAGTTACAGGTGGATTTGATCCACTCCATTCAGGTCATATCAAATATTTTAAAGCGGCTAAAGAACTAGGGGATATGCTAGTTGTTGGAGTTAACTCTGATGAATGGCTAACACGAAAGAAGGGTAGACCTTTTATGCCTTTCAAAGAAAGAATTGC